GTACGGAAGGGGAGAATCTTCTGACTGCCTCAAAAAGAAAGCCCTAACGGGCTGTCCCATGAAGTAGTCCTCTCCGCAGGATTCGAAAAAGCAACCTGCCAGGAAGCTTTTCGAGTAGTTCACGTTGAAGCCTAGAAACTCCAACGCCTCAATTACTCTTTGAGATTTGGCTACGGGCACGATAATATCGTCTCCGTAAACGGCAAGATTTTTCATCGAGCCGCAACATGCGTAAGCAACAGCCGCAAATATAAGCGACTCAAGCTCAAACGTGAAGCCATTTCCCATAGAAGAGTACTTCTCTAGAGAAACCCAGTTACCTTCGACTAAAGTCTTAGGAGATCGGGCAATTTCGAGAAGTTCAACCCACCGAGGTGGGAGCAAGCTTACTACGGTCATATAAGCGAGTGAATCGCTCGCGGCCGTGAGATCAATTGTTGCAAGATCCCAAAAGTAAGCGTGCTTAGCCAAATACTGATTACGTGTTTGACTATTGAGATTGATACCAAAATCCCTTAACTTATCACGGATAAGTGCGCCGATGCCTAGCTGAGTGAATATATTCAGCGTAGGTTCGACACAGATACCGCGATTTGTTTTAGAGGTTTTGGGAACCGATGTGAACTTATTACCCTCAACGATCTCCGGGTTAGCCTGGTGTTCCCACCAGGCATCGCCTAATAGAGATCTATAAAAAGGGACAAGTCCGTAGGTAAGATGCATATTAGCATCAAATTTATCTGAAGTCACACTACCGACCCCAGACACAGCTGTTGTGGATCCTGGTCCAAACCGAAAATGATCTTCCACAAAAGAAAGATCAGAGTCAGTTAATGGACCAAGGATGTTCCAAATAATAGAACGTGCTCTCTCTAGATCGGGGGGTAAACCCCCGATTTTCGTTTGAGCAAGACGTTTATTTACTTGGCCACAACGCCCCTCCGCTTCGTAAAACGAAGCAAGGGCAGCTTTATGCTTATCAACCTCCAAAGGCAGAAACTGGGACTTTCGCATTACGTCCGTAATAAGCACATCGTCAGCGTATAAATGATGCTGACAATAATGCAACGGATTACATGTTAGGTCCGCAAGCTGAGCATACTCATGATATTCTATGAGCAGCCAGACAGTTAAGGCCCGTGGGGTATTGATAATCTCGCATAGAGACTGTGTGAAGGAAAGTTCTAACTTCAAATTAGAACTTAGGTCAACGGTTAAGCCAATTGACATAGCGTTTACTCCTCAAAGGTGTTATCAAGATATTTTGATAAATCTACTTATCTTTCACCTGCCGGCGAGGCCGAATTCTCGGACACCGGGTAAGGCAGAAAAGTAGAAACGTCGCAATATCCCTGATCAAAGACCACATGTTAGTACATGGGATCAAGGTCAGAGATATAGCCCTGCGTGATCGCTTCGGCCAGAGCATTCTTAGCGAATGCTGCTAGGTCGGCGCGTTCAGCAGAGGTCATCTCCTCGGGGATGATGACGTCACCATTGAAGCGTCCCGTATAGGCAACGCGAGTAACGCCGTCAGCATCAGTAGCCTCATGGGGCATCGTGAAGCTGATACGAACGCGATTAGTCTTGCGTTCGTTGCTCGGGCTCGAAAAGCCCAAAGCAAACTTCATGGCGCCTGCAGAGGTGGTTGATTCGTCGTTCACCAAGGTGGTGAGCTGCGGACCAACCTGTCCACGTGGATTAAAGACGTGGGCAACTGGTGTGGCCTGACCGTCGTACAGTGTGATTTGCTGTGCAGAAGGCATAGCTTTCTCCTTTGTTAAAGCCGTTAGGCTTGATAAAGATCTGAAACAGATCAAAGATACGTAGTTACCTACGCAAAAGTGCCAACACTGACAGGTCGTTTAATACGGACATTAACGTACCTGACGGTTTGTAAGTTGGCAGTGAGGGAATAGGAATACTAGAGACCGTAGCACGAGAATGCTCCTTATAGGAGTAACTCGGCCAAGGTGAAACCGAATCGTACCCGGTAGGGTACTCGGTACACTTGTATTCCCGTTTAGTAGTAACAGTTCCAACAGTACTTTTAACTCCTTTAAGCGCATCTAATGATGATAACCAGTCGGCGATCGGAACCATCTGATCGACGATGAATGAAAATGGGATAATCTCCCAGGCCCATTCAGCAGGGTTACCGAGCGTGATATTAGTCCATTTTACAGGATCATATTCAACGAACACGGTAGCGTACTTGGTTACTTTCCATTTACGATGATAGGCTGAGGAAGACGATGTCTCCTCATCCATCACCTTAACATGGAAGCGCTTAGCTACGGGTACCTCAAGAGCTTTTGATAAAGCCCCGCAGGTATCGTAGATATCCTTAGCTAGTGGCTTAATGCCGAAATTCATAGCTAAGATCGCTGCAGGAATGTTTTGCCATTGACCATAACGGTGGATTAATTCACCGAAACGGCCACGACGA